GCCCTACACCCGACAATAGCAATGTTCGGCGTGTAAGAAGGCTTGTTTACTCCAACCACGCTGTTCACCTGAAGCGTGACGTTTGCCGGTAAAGTAAAGACCTGCTCAGCCGCCGACAATGCCGCTACCGATGTAGGAGCAAGATATGCTGAGTAAACCACCATCGGAGGCGGACATGCCTGCTTTAAGACGTTCATATTAACCAACCCGTTCGCCGGAGTGGACGCTAATAGACCTGCCCCTGCATAGACCAGGTTGACCGTATTAGCTCCGGTGTTCCCGCTTACTCCCTGAACCATGTTCAGGACTGCCGCAGGAGTGTTGAAGTTAATAAGAATATCATTTGCGTTGATATTCGACACGTTGGCTGCCGTAGTATCTGCCACGTTCGCCGCCGTCGCTGTCCACGGCCCGAAGTTGGAACTTATAGATACAATAGGAGAAACAACGGGTAAAGAATCTAACGCAATGAAGTTCCATGTATCCGCAGTATTCGCCGCAACGTTTGCCGCCAAAGCGAACAAAGTAACGCCGATCTGGTTCGGTCCTGCTACGCGGACGTTACCGACACCAAGACCTGCTACGTTTGCTACGGTCCTGTGGGCTGCCGCGAACATCCCGGGTGCAATCACCGTCCCGCCTACGAACGAAATTGTCGGTGCTGAAGTATATCCCTGCCCACCGTTCGTGATAATGACTGAAACCACGCCGCCTGCTGTTACACCGGATGCGTTTGCTACGCTTGTTACTGCTGTCGCCGTCGCGCCCGTACCGCCGCCGCCTGAGAATACGACAGTCGGAGGCACATAGTACCAAGTGCCTTGCGCTGTGACGTTCGCCCCAACCACCTGACCGGCTGCGTTGATAGTAGCCGTTGCCGAAGCTCCTGTCGGGTTGAAGGTGTAAATCGCTTCAACCGTAGAGTTCACGCTTACCGCCGGAGTGCCTTGAGTGCCACCGGCGAGTGTGTTAGCCGGAAGCTGAATCATGTTCATGCCCCGTACCGCTGCGGTATAGTACGTAGTATTCGCAGTATTGTTCGCAGAAGCATTCGTCGGGTTGCATTGAATGACTTCCAGAGTATTTGCTGCGTTCGCTCTCACACCGGCAATCCCGATATTAGCTGTCTGTGCGCCCGGAGAAATTGCAAGAATCATATCTACGGCAAGAGCACCGTTGGCATTTGCAAAAGCCAGAACTGCCGTAGTGTTAGCCCCGACTGCGGCGTTTGCGCCGTTGTTCGTACAGTAGGTCGTAATGATCCCTGTAGTTGAATACGGGGCCATAGCCTGTGAAGGGCCTGTTTTCCTAAATGCAGAAGCTACTAACGATACTCCGTCTATTGAACTTGCTACTTGCTGTTGTAAAGAAGTGGTTTGTATATTAGGTGCAGTCATTGTAGTTCCTCCTTAACCCCATATCCGGGTAGCAAATTCAGGCCGGAGAGTACCCCACCCGCCGAGTACGTCAATACGAGTCGGGAAGAGGTCGTTGGTAATGTCATAAGCTCTTACGATTCTCATGCTTATGCCATCATAAGTTTCTCTTGCGGCGAAATCGACCCCGCCGGGGATTATCAAATCGGCGGTTGCAAGAGTGAATGCGTCTTGATGATATGCTACGTTGTTTACGTGAGTCGTTGCGTTAGCTGACTGATTGAAAGTGATTGCAGCACCACCAGCGGGAGCCGTAACAACGGTCTGTAACGGGTTCACCGGAACAGTGGTCGGAATGATCGAAGGCGAAATACTTAGCGTAATATTCCCTCCTGTGTCAGCCGTATAGATACCGCCTGTGTTCGCAGACGGAAGCACTACGAACTGTTGCAAGAAACCGGTAGATGAAAGGTTCTCAGGGTTGACGCTTGAAACGTTCGCTATCGTGAAAGTCTCACCCGGATAAACCGTTACTGAGTTCGCAGCGACAACGGCAAGGTTTGAACCTGTCTGGTTTGCAGAACCGACAACGACAGTCGTATTGCTACGAGATCCTGAAGACTGAGTATTGACGTTCTGGTCCATAGCGAACTCGAAACCGAGTGCCTGACCCATTACGCCTTTTCTGTACTGCGCCCCGACTACGTTCTGGTCGTTCAACAGACCGGCAAGACCGGCTACTGTCATAGCCTGTGCATAGGCGTTTACGATGATTCTCCGGTTTTCATCACGCGGAGTAGCCATGTTGTCCATCAACATACCCGCATTAAGAAAAATCTGAGGAGCATTCGCATTCGCCAAGTTCGCTCCTGTAGCTGTACCTGGGACCGTACCCGGAGTACCTACGTTGTTATAAACGTAAGCTACCTGTCCGAGTCCGTCATAATCTATACCCGAACTTATCCTTGCCATTGCCGGGGAAAGAATCCTCTTCCCGAAGTCATCCAATGACAAAGTCAAGTCCTGTGAACTGAAAGAAGTGTCCACACCATACTGAGTAGTTAAAGTAAGGGGTACGTAGTTTTCAGCAGTTCCCTGTATCTGTATTTGAGTGCCTTTACGAAGAATGTACTTGTTAGGCTTGCGTACATTTATCGTAGTACCTATTTTCGCCCCGGTCTGTGCGAACTCCTGAGAGTATTGTCGGTTGACGCCTTTGGCGAAAACAAGGTTGTTGTGTGTGATTCTTAGTGCCTCACGAGTTATCATCGTGAGGGTTAGTAATGTATTAGCCACCCTGTCTCCTTTTCACAGGGCTACCGTTTCGGTATCAGGCGACCTCCTGCTTTAATAAATGTCTCTTCATTTCTTCTTCTCATAAAGTCCTCTACAGGAACTTTATCTAAGTCAGTAGCGACATTAACTATACGGTTGCCGCCTGGATTTATCGGTTCGGGAGCCTGTGTAATTTTATTTGGTTTCGGCGCATCTGACTGCGCTGTGATCTTTACTTCTATTTTCCCCATCTCCCGCGCCATCGAAACCGGACTAAGTTTAGAAATTCTATTGGCTTCTTGAGGGTTCTTCGCAAGATAGTAAGCTATCTGCGGCCCTAAATCGCTGTCCTTCATGACTACGATCATGGCATCACTTACAGGAGCCGTGGTGGTTCTAAGTACCTCTTGAAAATCAGGTATCTTCTCACGTGCTTCCGTAAGTCTTTCCGTCCATTTGTTTTCGACTTCCTGAACGATTCTTTGCTGGTCTGACTGCTTATTTTCTTCTCGTATCTTATAAGCAGCTTTAGCAACAACAAAATCATCGTAGTTATCAAATTGATCTATAGTCGGTTCAGTAGGTACCGGCTTTTGAACAGGAGGTTCCGGTTTTATCCCCTGTTCTGCTCGTCCTCGCCAATACTCTCTTTCTCTCTCCGCTTCCTGTGCGCGTTGTCTGAGTTTCTGATACTCTTTCCCCTCAACGACAGGTTTCTCCGTTTCCGAAACGGTCTCTACGTTTTCTTTAGTCTCCGTAGTCGTTGTGTCGAGTGCCGAACTCGATTCATCGGTTTTCGTTGCTTCTGTTTCGTTGGCGTTTGCCGCTTCCGGGGCGGCTGTTACGGGTTTTTCTTCTGCCATGATTTTTCTCCTTTTTAAAATAAAAAAGCCGAAAGGAATATCCCTTCGGCTATCGTGTAGCTCAGTTTATTCTATTTAATTGTCAAAGAACTATTTGGATGAATCTAATTTTTCTATTTGTGGATTATTATTTATTGCTTTTTCCATTTTTACCATAAGCGTATTATATAAATCAGTTAAATCATTATCCCTAATTTCTATTAATTTTTGCAGCCTATGGTTTAAAACTGTTAATTGATTAACTTCTCTCTCATGATCCCACTTTATTTCAAACGCTGATTCACATAAACGAAGTCTTCCTTTTACTGATTTAAGATTATTAATCAATTTATTGTTATCTACACCTAATAATTTTATTTTCTTTTTTTGCTCCTTTACTATTAGCTTATATGCAATCAATTCTTTGTTGCTCATGGCAATCTCCTTTAAGAATAATTCCCAAAAACCTGGACGGTTCTTTCCCGCTTATCGCCTTTGAAAATAACTAAAGTAACTCTCTTACACCTGGGACATTTATGCTCATGCTCTGCGCCGTCTTGCACCTTGCCTAACAGCTTCCCGCAGGAACAACGTATTTCAATAAGTTTCATCTTTTATCAAATGCTTTCAAACTATCCGTAGTTATATACGTGCCTTTCAAAGTCATTTGGTTATTACTTATAACCTTAACGACTTCAGCTCCGCATTTATTACATTTATATATTTCCTTAGAACCTCTGCTCGTTAAGTAACCCATAGTTGATTTACAGTTAGGACATTTCATTGTATCATTGCTCCTTGATTTTGAGGCATCATTTTATCTGCCGGATGTTCGGGAGCGTGAAGCTCCGCTAAAGTCTTTATGATCTGCTGTTTTATTCCGGTTTCGGATTCCTTGATTTCCTTGTAAAGTTTAACAAGTTCTACTTGAGCTTTTATAATAGCTACTTTCTGTCTTGCCCCTTCGGTCTCAGCTTTTCTCATCATCACCTGGACCTGCGGTGAAGGAGGAAGCGGAGGTGTCGGAGGTTCGCCGGGTTTCGGTTCTTTCATTCCCGGCGGGAGAGTCTTTGCGAGTCTGCGCGAGATTTCATCAGCCCCCTCGAAATCCTGATATTTGAAAATAAGGTCTCCAGCGAGTTGAATAAGTCGTTGATCTGCTTGGGCGAATTTAATGAGCATGTCCGCCGATTCTGCCCTTTGTGTCGCATAGGACGGCCCGGTATCAACCACGATGTCATATTTACCCTCTTTAATGTGATTATAAAAAGCTCCTTGACCTTTTTCCTTTATCTGCTTACCTAAACCCATTAAATCCATACCTGCGTACTTACCGGGTTCTTTGCCCATCTTTTCCATAGCTGAACCCGCAGTCGTGTTTATCGGTACGAAAGACTCAGTATCGTCAGCATTCCTTATCCTTACGTCTCTTTCAGTATCATAGTACGTAGGGATCATGTCGTTAATTACTTTCCCGCTATACTTGACGGCTCTGATAAGATTATCGTAAAAGTCGAAAGTACCTATATCTCCAGGAACCTGTCTTGCCCTGATAGCTGCTCCGCTTCGCTCCGGCCCCTGGTCTCCCATGTCTGACTTAAACATTCCTAACGTATCTTCGATGTTCTTTTTAGACTCCGCTATCGCCATAAACATAGCTGCTGGCGGTTGAGGCGCGGGTTGTCTTGAAGGAAGTTGGCCGGGGAAGTTCGGGTCGTGTTTGGCTTTTAAGAAAGGTACGTTGTCTATGTTCGCCGCAGCGTAGTCTTTTTCGTATCCTTCAAACATCTTAGCAGAACCTAACCACGGGTTCTTAGGAGCTAAAGCTATAAACTCAGCCGCAGAAGTGTACCAATAATTATAAAGTTTTAAAGAGTCTTTAGCAGGACGGATCATGCTCTCGACATATCTTTTACCCTCAATATTCCTTTCCCTACCGTAGACCATTACAATAGGAATGAATCTTCCGCCCCAATCCTTTTCTTCTAAAATATCCGAGAAGGTAATCTTGTACCACCTAACTTTACATTCTTCTACATCTCTCTCCTTTGCTATCTGAGCGTAAGTCTGAGGTGTCTGAGTGTCTTTTTCTAACTTCTTGTAACCTGCTACTTTCTTAACTGCGTCATCATAGGAAAGAATTTCGCCGTCTGACATCTGCGCCATGTGTTTTTTTTCGTACTCTTTAACAAAATACTCGACTACGGTCACGTTCTCCCGATCCCACCACATTTCGTTTGAAGTCTGACCTTTATCTTCAAGTTCGCTTGGAACTGTTTTACCAGGATACATTTCTCTAAAATCTTCGTTAGACATCTTATCTATAATAAAACCGTATTCAGCATCTTCGCCGGTAGGGTTCTTAGCTGCCGGGTCTAAATAAGCAACTAATGGGTTCGGAAGAAGTTCCATGTAAATCTCTTCTTCAAACGGATTTTCTTCACAGTACCGACTTAAAATTCTCCAAGCTCCGTACCCGCAGTCAACACACAACCCCGCCGCTTGATCGTAAATTATGTCTGCGCTTGAAAGATACTCTATGTTATTTATGATTCCACCACGGATCTTTGCTATGTTTACATCTCCCTTAGAATCTACGGGTCTGACTTTAATTTTGGGCTTATTCTGACGGATTTCATTAACGACCTGATTACGATACTTATTAAAAAGGGAAATCTGAAGAGCGGGGCGGTTCTTTAACTTACGCCTCTGCTTCTCAGCGTTATCCCATTGCTCTCCGTTGATGAATTTCAAATCATCGACGGCGGAGTTCCGGTTATGTTGATCTGCCTTAATGCAGTTCTCAAACCGGGTCTTAGCGAGTTTTAAAGTCTTCTCAGCTTCCTTACTTGTAGTTTTACTTTCTTTCTTCTCTTCCTTCATTCAAAATCCTTACGTAATTTAAATCTTTGAATTTTTCATATTCATCATAAGTAAGTTTTACCAGAGGACATTTACCAGCTTCTGCTACTTTCTCCGCTGCCGATACTGCATCTTTATCTATCGTATCGACTATGATTATCACATCCAGCTTTCCGCAGGGAGAGTCACGAGATACTTATTCATCAGTTCCCCTACTGAATCCTCGTTAAAGTTTATCGGAGTGTACTCAGTACCTAACAAAGTAAGTCTGTAAAGATTCTCCATCATATCGTCATTCTCTTTTGAAGGAAGGCCCGTATTCTCATCCGTCATGTATCCTTCAATCTCCATGATGGTTCGTTTCAAATCATTAAAAAAGAATAACGCAGGCATTTCATTCTCAGTCATCAAGAGGTCATTGACCATGTTAATACCTGAAGGCTTATCCTTTGAAGCTGTATAGAGATCGTAACCAAAAGACGCGAAAATATCCGACATCTTTCTGAAGACAGACTCTTCATGGAGATCGCTTTGTTCGTCACCCTTACTAAGCGGATCAATAATGATAGAACCCACTCTAAGATTCTGCGTTTTAACACGCCTTACAATCTCCTCTGCTATGGCTTTGTAAGAACCGTGCTGCCACATCTCATCTATGACCCATTTAAAACCGTTCTTCGCCGTGGCTAAAAAAAGAACGGCCCATTGTTTAGAAGGATGGAAGTCTATCGCTACATCCACCACCCAATCCAAGGGGAGTTTAAAGCGTTTCTTTAAGTGTACCTGTCTATCAAATCTACCGTAAATCAAAGAACTTAGATAAGAAGGCTTGCCATGAAGTCTGGCTTCCTTCTCAGCATCCGTTAAAGTCTTGCTAAACTGTCCTATCCCTTGTTCAGTAAGGCCGTACCCTAAATTCACCCAAATATCTGCGTCAGCATGGAAGTAAGTAGAGTCCGGCTCGCCTGTTTCTAAAGTAGCTCTTATAACCTCCCGGTCTACCCATGCCTCCTTTAAAAGCGTCATGACGAAAAGCTCACGACCTCTACGAGCTATAAGGCCTCTCGCGTTTGCGACCCGGATCGCCCTCTTCGGAGGTTCATCGTATATAACAAGATCACCCGACCATCCTTCATGCAAATCGGAATCCTGATTGTTCGACATGATTTCAAGTATAGAGCCGGTAACCTCATCCGTCCAGAGAGAATCAACCCCGAAATTATTCTTCTTCGTAACAGCTCTACGGGTTTTAGGCCACCATTTATGAAGTTCAGGCTCAACCACTGCTTTAATGTGTTTCTCCCAGTCTTGACCCACGTACCTGACCTTGCGAGGAAAACCATGTGAAAACTTTATCTCCTTATCGTTCCACAGCCATTTACCGAACAACACACTCAACCCGATTACTGCCGCCTCCGTGGTCTTACCTATCTGGTTTGCCCCGGTCATACTGAAGACCCGGTACTCAGGGTTATCCCAAGCGTCTAAAATCTTCTGCTGTATCGGGTTCGGGCCTTTAAAAAGCCTACAGCACTCCTCATGATCCTTAAACCTTTCAGGATCATTTATCCCAAAATAGTAAAGTCTGTTCTCATGATGCTGTCTTCTTGCAAGACCCTTTTTCTCCAATAACTGCTTCTTTAATTTTCTCCGTTCTTCGGGAGTAAGTTGTAAAATGTCCATGAATCAACCTTAATGTAGCGTCAATCTCGTTATCAAAGTCTTCCAAAGGTTCAAAACCTGTAGCCTTCAGCTTGTCTATCCGGTAATCAAGTGTGTCTGAAGTATTAGGCAAGACATTACGATCATCGTAAACTACTCTTGGCCTAAATCCGAAAAGAGCCTCACAACGCAACCCTACCTTAAAAGCCATGGTTAAAATACTTAGTGTCTGACTGCTGCCTACGTTGTAAACACCAGGCCGGGGCTTCTCCAAGAAATGACCTACCGTCCTGCAAATATCCCCCACAGTCACAAAGTTCCGGGACTCCGAATCCCCAACATTCAAAATAATCTCCCCGGTCTCCACAGCGTCCCGGCACATCTTATTCACAACCACGACCCATCCCGTAGAACCCTGACCCGCAGGACAGCCGAAGCCGTTAGACAGTCTTAAAACCAGCCCGCCAGGATGTCTTAGAACCATCTCCTCTGCCAAATAGTGACTCATGGCATATACCGACTTCGGGTTTACCCGGCTTTCCTCAGTAATCACCCCCGCAGGAGGAAACCCGTAAACATGGATCGTAGAAAAATATATGACCCTCTGTAAAGGCCAATAAACATCTTCATTCCTTAAAAGATTATAAGTACCTAAAACATTGACATCATAAGCCTTTACCGGGTTCTCCCGACAAGTAGCGTCATTCAACCCCACCAAGTGAACTACCGTATCCCGGAAACGCAATGCCTCCTTTACCGCCCTTATATCTAAAACATCCCCCCTGAAAACCTCTACATCATGACTTTTCAAATACTTAACTAACCTACTACCTAAAAATCCCGTACCTCCTGTCACCAATATATTCATCTATCCTGCCCGTGAGCACTTAGCATAATTAATAAGTAAATCAACTACTTAAAAAAAGGGCTTTTATATATTTTCGTGGTAAGGGAGGGATATAGTAACAGAAATGCTTAGCAAAATGGTCCATACCCCCATACCCTGACCGTACTTGATTAATTACTAAACTTACCTAATGATTACAATGCATTATATGACTTATCAACAAATGTCTGATAATAAGCATTATGTCAAATGTACTCATAACTCATTGATATTATTAGTGTTGATAAGTTTAGAATCAGGATCAGAAGGCTCAATTACTACATCTTGTGCCTGATCAAGCTCCTCAAGCTGCCTTAGTTGCTCCCTTTCACCTGGAGTTAGGTCTAATACTGCTACGTTCTGAGTGCTTAATCCCTTCTCTAACCTATTGATATTATATACTTTATCTAATCCATACAAAACATTGCCTAATGTAGCTTTTTTATGCTTACCACGGTCAAGAGCAAGGCTAACTAACTGACTTTCTAATCCATCAAATATAATTGATCTATTCTCTCTATAAGCCTTTACTTTATCAGGGTCTTTGATTAATTCCTTATAAGGCTTCAATGCTTGATTAATAGCTTGCTTTGATACACCAAAGTATTCTGCAATATCAGTTTCAAGCATCCCATTGATAAAGTATTGTTTTAATAGCTTACCCTGGTCTATCTTAGGGCTTGAGTAAACTCTTCTATCAATTTGTTCTAATGTTTCGGGCATAAAAAAAGAGGCAATTAAGCCTCACCTCATAATTAAATAAATGAATGATATTAACCCAAACCCCATAACTGCAAAAGCTCCTATGGTAGTGTAATCCATTAATCCATACCCTCAGTAACGCCTACAAAGCTATTCTGTGGCCTTATCAGGCTCAGCGGGACGCCCAGGGCCTCGCTTCGGCTTCTGTTCAATCTCTCCTGCCTTTAAGAAGCCCACAGCATACACAAACTTGTTTTCCGTGCCGATTAATTGCTTGATCTGCGCGCCCGCGATCTCAGGGGCGTCTATGACAACCTGCCAGCCGCCGTCAGTGTTTGTCTTGATACGGATGATTGGAGCCGGTAGAACTGTTGCTTCGTCCCAATTGAGCTTTTCTGTCATAAATTAATTAAAAAATAATTATTATTTTTGCCAGAGTTCCTCAGTACCCTCTGGATACCCGTCACTCAGAACCGTGTAATGAGATGATATTTTGTAGGTATTATTACATAGATGGGGATGAGGGGCAAGGTTCAAAGGGTATCAAAGGGCGCAGCGTTTAGTGCATCCAT